GATCAAGGTGAGTTCTTGATTGTGAATAAATATCTTGTCAATGAACTGTTGGAGTTGGATATGTGGAATGACAACATGATTAATAAGATTATCGGTAATAAAGGTAGTGTTCAGAACATTGTCGAAATACCTGAAGATATCAGGTATCGATACAAAGACGTTTGGGAAATTTCTCAAAAGACGCTACTCGACCTCTCAATAGTTAGGAATAAATATGTCGATCAATCACAATCACTTAACGTGTATCACGCAGACGCTAAATATTCAAAGATAGCCAGCGCTCTTATGTACGCTTGGAAGGGTGGACTTAAGACTGGTGTTTACTACACTAGAACGAAAAGTAAGTTGGACGCTAACAGTAAATTGGCTTCCATGAATACTGAGGTGTTACCAGAAAAACCAAAAGATAGCCCATTTGAATGTTTCGGGTGTAGCGCATAATCATGAATTTTTTCAACTACACCTTAACTGAAGCCGATAAAGCTTATTGCCTTAAGCATGCTCAAGGTATGGCTGACGGCTTCAGTACGTATAGTTTTAAGAATGACACCAAACAATCATTGGATGTATATTATATCGGAAAGGTAGGTGAGTTTGCGGTGTACAAGTATTTAAGGGCATTGGAAAAAGATGATGCGATTAAAATAGTACATGTGCCATTCAGAGAAAAGTACGATAAGTTGAATTTCAATGACGACTTCATCATCGAAAAAAACGGAATAAGGCAGCAGATTGAAGTCAGGACCAAAGGTAGAAATGTTGAACCTAAACTTGAATACGAATGTTGTAGCGATTGTATTAAACCACATTTTCTTTATATCTTTGTATCGTTTAATCGTCAGACCGATACCGCAAGCGTATTAGGGTTGGCTAATTGGGAAAACTTCAGCAAACACGCCGTTGTCACTAAGAAAGGTTCTAATAATGATAATTTCACGAACAAGGTTAATGAATTCAATATCAAAATACAATATCTGACGCCCCTTAACGAATATTTCGTATGACGGTTGGGTGTAAAAAATCGTTTTAATGTTTTTTACACTTTGTCATACTTAGTTAAAAAATTATTTTACAAATTAAAAATACAAATATGACATTTTCAGAATATATAATAAACGAAAGAAGTGTGAATTTTTACAAAATATGTTTAGGTGATTGTATAAGATTTGGGATTACAATAGAAGATTTATTATCAAATACATATACTGAATGGAATATATTATATAACTCAAAATAATTTTTTAATTGAGTATAACGTTATGCAGATTTGCGAAGGCAAAGCATTAGGATTACAAAACTTTAAATAACAACAAAAAGATGAGAGAAGAACTAAAACTTGAAATTAAGCAGTCGTGCTTTGCTTTTGCAAATGTGCTGTTAGCTGCTGGTGCTACTTGGAAGAACGCAACAACGTATTCAAGAAATGACACCGAAAGAGTGCCAACTGTTTTTGAAACAGAAATTTGTGGTTGTAGAATATCAATAATTATTGGGCATATTTATTACCCTAACACATGGATAATGAACTGCTACGAACTTAATATAAAAGAAAAGGTGCTACAATGTGTTACCGCAGAAACAGCAGCACAGTTGGCAATCTTTCATTGTAAAGACAAAGTTCAAAAGTTGCATGATGCTTTTAGCACTTGCAGCTAACGGTTTGCAGATAGGCGATGTGGCGGATTTTGGAACACTAAACTATCTACAACCACTAAATTTGATTTGAAAAACAGAACTTAATATTAACCGAAAACCCGCCATATTGCCTATGTACTGTTATGCGTTCGGGCTTTCTCACAAACTTAAACAAAATGACAAAAGAAGAAATTGAAGAAAACAAAGTAGTTCAATTATGCTACGACCATTTGGACAAGTTCACAGATATTTATCCAAAAGACAAAAAGGAAGAAAACAAGATGCCTGAAAAGATTAAATTAACTGTGTATTGTAAAGGCACAAATGATGAAGGCTTTTTGGTAAATATGACTTCTGATGAATTAGGATTAGAAGCGTTAATTGCTCAAAAGTGGATTATCCATTCAGAACTTGAAGCGTTGGCAGGTCGTCCGTTAGCCTGACGCATAACTAGTATATATACGCAATATATTATAAACGTTTGGTTATCAGTAAGTTATAACATAAAAACCCAGAAAAATATAAAGATTTAGTTTTGAAATTATATACTGTCATAAAACCCGTTAATTCGGGTTTTTTTGTTTAATGTGGTTTCTATACAAAAAAAAATCTTGACTTATATTTATGAGAAATGGCACAAGGTAGATACATAAACATAAGGTACCCGTTTAGGGACAGTGTGAAGGGATTTCTATTCGAGTTGAATGAAACTGATTCATCTGCGATTAGAAGTGATTTGTTGCACCTTATATTAACCACAAGAGGTCAACGATTCTATTTACCAGATTTCGGAACTGACCTGATGAAATATATTTTCGAACCCAATGATAGTAAGACCTTATCTGATATAAAGATAGACATAAATGAGACCGTTAAGAAATACATACCCAATCTGATAATAAATGATGTCATTGTCGAACGGGATGAAGAATTCGAGCATAAAGCAACAATAAAAATAGATTACACCGTAACCGAGGATGTGTTCGAGGAAAGGGATGTTATTATAATCAATATCTAAGAAAATGCCACAGAAAATACCATATTTTGCCAGAAACTTCGCTGACCTAAGAATTGAGCTTATCAATTATATAAGGCAATACTATCCGTCTATTCTACAAGACTTTAACGATGCCTCAGTGGGCGCTATGCTTATCGATTTGAACGCTGGTGTAGGTGATGTACTATCATTCCATACCGACAGGATGTTCCAAGAGACGCAGATTAATTTCGCACAAGAAAGGTCTAGTGTATTAAGTATGGCTAGGACATTCGGTTTAAAGATACCTGGCAAAAGACCCAGCGTCACCATAGCCGACTTCAGCGTGATTGTACCAGTATTCGGTGACACCTTCGACATATCTTATGCCCCACTCATTAGACGAGGTGCGCAAGTATCTGGTGCGGGTAAGGTATTTGAAACGGTCAATGATATTGACTTCTCATCACCATTCAGCATCAATGGCATACCAAACAGACTTATAATTCCGAATCTGGATTCATCTGGAAACTTAGTCAATTATACGTTGACAAAAAGAGAACTGATTATAAATGGTATCACCAAAATATTCAAAAGGTCGGTCACAGCAGGTGATGTGAGACCATTCTTTGAAGTGATATTACCAGATGATGATGTCCTATCAATAAATTCTATTATAACGTTAGAGGGTCTCAATTACACTCAGACACCCAGCATTGACCAATTCTTGAACCCAGTTAACAGATGGTATGAGATGGAAGCTTTGGCTGATGATTTGGTCTTTGTAGAAGATCAGTTGGCACCGAGTACCCAATCAGGTATAAAGACAGGTAAATGGGTGAGGGTAGACCAGAGATTCATAAGAGAATATACTGACTTAGGTTTCACTAAAATCATATTTGGTGGCGGTTCACAAGACGTGGGTTCATTATGCGATTTCGGGGTAGATAAGACCTTGGTTAATCGAATAGGTGATTTCATCAATAACTTGAGCCTAGGTAAAACTCTGACACCTAATACCACTATGTTCATTAGTTATCGGGTAGGTGGTGGAGCAGCTGCTAATATTGGTCCGAACGTACTGAATACCGTTAACACCGTGAACATGACCGTGAACGGTAATAACCAGAATATAAACAATAGTGTCAGAAACTCATTGACTGTTAATAATCCGCTACCAGCAATAGGCGGTCGTGATGAACCATCGGTTGAGGAAGTTAGGAATATGGTGAGATATAATTTCTCATCTCAGAATAGAGCTGTTACGATAAAGGATTATCAAGTCAGAATTGGAATGATGCCAGGTGAGTTTGGTGTACCGTTCCGAGTAGGCGTACTTGAAAACCAGAATAAAATCAGCGCTTACATCCTGTCTCTCGACTCATCAGGAAAACTGTTGAACCAATCGACATCAACATTAAAAGAAAATATTGCGACCTATTTATCGAATTATCGGATGATAAACGATTACGTTGAGGTTCGTGACGGTAAAGTGATAAATATCGCAGTTGAATGTGGCATATTCATCGATAAACAATACCCCCAATCACAGATTATATCACAGGTTATTCAGAATATTCAGAGCTACATGGATATCAACAACTTTGAAATGGGTGAAACAATATACCTAAGTCAGTTGATTGAGAATATAAACAACGTTGGTGGTGTTCTGAACGTTATTGATTTGAAATTATTCAATAAGGTCGGAGGTAATTATTCTTTGAATGAAATATCACAACCGCTTATTGACGCTGAGACCAGAGAGATAAATGTATCTCAGAATTATGCGCTCATAGGGGATCCAGTGAGCATGTTCGAAATCAAATTTCCGTCAATAGACGTTCGTTGCAGAGTTAGGAACAATTAATTTTAAATGCAATCCAATTCACATTTACTGACTTATCCGTTATATTATTATGAAAAAAACAAGATATGAGCTGTTGCAAAATTAAAACACAAGAAAATCCATATATAAAAAATGGTGAACTAAGGGAATCAGGTAATGGTTTAATAACTAACAAAATAGCTAAATGGGTAGTATTCTCTATTTTATTTATTTTATCCCCGTTATTATTACCTATATTATTATATATCTTATTTAAAAGTATTGTGATGAATGATAATTTAAATGCGTCAGCATTTTTTTTATATTTTGGTAAGTTAATTAAAACGCACATGCTTATAAACGCTAAACCAGAGATTGACTTAGGTACGTTAGAAATATATGAAAATCAATAATGTCTAAAACAATAAGAATACGGACAGTACCGAATGGTGGTGATAACTTCATAAAAATTAATATGGAGCAAGACTTTGATTTTGTCGAAGTTTTATCGTTAAAGATTTCTCAAAAAGATTTGTATCAGACATTCTGCGCTGATTATGGAGCAGTGGTAGGTCGTGTTATAGTTAACAACGGTTTCGGAGTTCCGAATGCTAAGGTAAGTATTTTTATACCGATATCAGATTTGGATCGTGATAACGATGAAATATTTTCGTTATATCCATTTGAAACAATAACTGATGTGAGACCTAATGGACAAAGATATAATCTGTTACCAAACAGTAATGAAAATATTGATGAGTGCTTCACACCCATTGGCGACTTCCCAAAAAAACGTACTTTTTTGGATGATGATAGGATGTTGGAAATATATTGTAAGTATTATAAATTTACCACAACTACAAATCAGTCTGGGGATTATATGATATTTGGCGTACCAGCAGGTTCGCACACAATGTATGTTGAGGCTGATATTTCAGATATTGGTATAATAAGTCAAAAACCATATGATTTAATACGTAAAGGTATCCCTATTGAGACTTTTGATTCAACAACTAAATTTAAAAAACAGTCAGATAATTTAAATGATAATATACATATATTAGGTGGTAACCCATATGGTGTTAATATACAACCCTATTGGGGTTCTCAGGACACGTGTAATGTGACGATAAGTAGACAGGATATAAATCTTAATACCACTGTTCAACCACACGCCATATTTATGGGTTCAATATTCGGTGATAATGAGGAAGGGATAATAAACGCTAAATGTCGACCTAAAGCCACTTTAGGCGTATTAAGTAAACAGACAACAGGTTCTGGCACTATTGAAATGATTAGAGAGACCTTAGATGGTACGATTGAAAGATTTGATATAGCTGGCGGTAAACTTATTGACAGTGATGGTACATGGGCTTATCAGATACCCATGAATTTAGATTATCGAGTCACCGATGAATTTGGAAACTTAGTTCCGACAGATGACCCGAATAAAGGGATACCTACAAGGGCTAGAGTAAGATTTAGAATTGGCATGGATGATAATGTCGGTGGTGTTTCTAGAAGGGCGAAATATCTGGTACCGCATAACCCAAGAAGACATACTAATGGTGGTGTTCAACCACAATTTATCGTAGGTACTGACGAATTCCCATATGGTGAACCAACGATAGATTTTGAATTCGGACCTAACACTAGTAAAGCTAGTTTGGCTGATTTGAGTTGGAACACCGTTTACAGTGTTAAAAACTATATACGTCGTTATCAGAAAACAATATTTCCGTCATCGCCTAAAATTCGTTCATTTGTAGGGATTAAAGATGTTGACAGTGCCAGTTCTGATATAACTCCATTCCCTTACAATTCTTTGAATGTGGTATCAGACCCGTTATTTTCTTTTTTATGTGGGCTTATAATAATTTTAACCTCTATTATTTTAGGTGTAAATACATTCATAATATCACCTATAAATTTTATCATTGGATTATTTAATAGTCTTTTAGATTGGATTCTACCCAGTATACCATACATAGCGTGTTTAACACTAGAATGTAATTCGGACGATGAACCTAAATATTTTGCACCTGGTTGTGACTATCAATCCGAAGGCTGTAGTGCAGCCGCACAAGATTTAGGCGCAATCACATGTGTTGGTAGTGATACAGAAAGCGATAGACCAGATGCTGGTTATATTTCATGTGCAATTGTAAGCCTTTTGAAATCCTTGGATTTATTGGAGTTTGATTTTTTTAATGATTGGGTTAATGGTACATTATATTCACCGCCATTCAGACTTAAAAATAAAAGAGGTCGGAAAGAACTATTAACATTCTGTGAATGGTCATGCGGTGGATTTAGCGGCTATACCGCAGAAGGTGTAACGACTAGTTCTTCAGAACCGTTCGATAATGCATGTCCTAAAAATACTTATTTAATACAAAATTGTGGATTGGGTTCTTTTCCTTTTTTTAATGACCCGAATTTTACTGCGCCAGAATATCTGACTGGTTGCAATGGGCCTTATGATTGCGGTGATTTTGAAGAGGATAGGAGACCCTTTCCTAATACAGAAGGTATTAATTTTGTGGGTTCTAGCCTTATCGATTATGGTTTAATAGTTAATAAAAAGGTTGAACCTTCATTTAGTTCTACTATATTAACAGATGATGGTGTATATTATTATGCACCATATGGTAGAAATACCAATGACTACATACTGGCCACTGATATTATCACATTAGGTTCATCGGTAGACTGTCATTGGTTAGGGTTGCCATCAGTAATCAGATTTATATTAGATACCACATATAAATTACCTCCATATTCTTCAGATAAAGAATTCAATCCCATTACTAATACTAACGATATTGTAACCTCTGGTATGAATGGTCTACCATTGGCCTCCCAATCACCGACATCAACAAATCCTAACTTATTTTTTACAATATACGATTGTACAATAGTTTTAACAGGTCCATTACAATGTTCAAATATACGTAGACAATGTGAATTAGGTATAGGTTTTGATGAATTATATTACGATGCCACACAAACACCGCCCCAGTTTGTTGCCCCAAATAGAGTTATTCAGAACGAGGATATTGATATTAACTTATCAAGAAACCTTTTCGCGTGGATGAATAACTATCATTTATATACAACATCTGACCCAAATTCGGTTGACACATCTTTTGTAAACACTTTTGTTGGCGGGGCGTGTGGGAACACGAACGGTAAACCTGATTACAACACTTTTAGATACAATTGGAAAAATGTTAATGACACAGGTACATTATGTAGCGTCAAACCAAAAACGTATAACTCATTTTATTTCTATTTTGGTTTGAAAAGACAGAAGACCGCTTTAAGTAAAATGCTTGAAAAATACTTCTCGCCCTGTCCAGTTCAAGATAAGCCACCTTTCACTATAATATCTGATACTAAAGATGTGACCACGATAGGAGGTGTTGATGGTGAGATAACTATAACCATAATAGGCGGTACGGGTCCGTACACCGCAACAATCACTTACCCAGACGGTACTAGTGAAGACTTCCCTGTTATTGGTGATACGATTACTTTTAATGATTTAGTAGAAGGAAGTTATACGATAACCGTTATAGATAGTAGTGGTTTAATTAGTACCACGACGGTAATAGTCGGTTT